ATAGAATTCAACTATACTTCAATCGTGGCTTGGATACAGCATCTAAGCATCTCGAGGGATGCAAGGCTGTATAAACCTACTTTTCTTTTTTCGATCTACTTAACCTTTGCTTCGGCCAAGAGAGTCATCACTAATTTTATAGTAATGTAATAACAAGACCATAAGTTGCCTGTGTAATCGCCTTTTGATTAACAGCGCACCTTGCGAGGTGAAAATGAAACAAACTAAAATATATATACAAAAATAAACAAATTTATTACAACCGGGACTGACGGATTTTTGTCCCACTTAGAGACATCTGTCTCGCACATTTATTTATTGTCCAGTACTGCTCCGTAATGCTGTACATTCCTCCTACGGTGTTGGATTTTTCTGTAGAGAGGGTTATTTTTGGTCGTTTAGCGGGCGCTCCATACCCTGCCGACCACTTTATTGGTTATTAGTACTTGGTATCCGCATTGGATTTAAATCACATGTAGTGCAGTCTTCGGAACACTACTCTGAACCGAGTCGAAATTTTTAAAACAATATACAAAATTCGTAAAATACAAAACCCAAAAATATATGAGAAACCGGTTGGTTAGGTTTCATGAAAAGTTTTGCACCAACCCCCCAGTGGCAGTCCCACTTTATAGCAACCATGATGAAAAGTCCTTTAGATGAATCCCCGTTTACTATGAACCCAGAACTATCTCAAACAGTTGAGGTAGCGGCTGGAAGAACCAGAGGTGTGTCTGGTTGCATTTCTATGCACAATGATGTTCTTGACACTAGTGTTCTAGTTGTCAATATAAGAGATTTAATTTCGCTACTAAAGTTAGCGGACAACCATAAGCTCGTTAACAAGCTGGAGTCTTACTCGGTCTTCTATAAGAGAAATCTTAAGAGGGCTATTAATCTGTATCCCCCTTTTGATGACTTAAGGAAAGTATTGTCTGCCAAATTAATCCTGGATGAGCCCCTTATAGTGCTTCATCTTTTTTCACTCACCAACAATTTCACTCCCCGTGAATTTTGTAAGTGGTACTCTAACATAATTGGTTCCGATCCAAGTGTTACTTTGTGGAACATGGATCATTTGCTTCGTTCGCACGCAATAGAATTAGAACAAGCAGATATTATCCAACTACAAACCAATTGGCTTCCAAGCGTTAATCACAATATTCAGCATGAGTTTCCAGAAACCATGTTGAAGTTTTGTGATAACGTTAATAGTGCGGCAGGCGTCGCATCTTCCGTTAACAGGGCAATCACCGCTCCTCTCAACGTTTTGGATTCAGTTCACGATGGATTGGATACCTTAATTACTAATCTTGAGTCTAATAATAGTATTATTCCTGGTGTTGACAACTCTGTTATTAGAGGTTTACTGGTAGTCATCACTCCTCTAATACTAACATATCTTGTGCATAGAGGTCTTAAGTCGACGGCACATAGAGTGTCGGCGGGTTTATTACTTTCGATCACTTTACAGTATTCTCCTCAAAAGTTCCAGTTGCCTCTTAAAACGTTTGCGGCTGGAGCTGTTATGTACTGGTTTCTCCATCCTGGTGAAAGTAACGATGATAAGGAGGAGGAGCCGATTCAACTCCAATCCTCACTTGTTGCTGCTCTTTTATGCGCCTATTTCTTACAATCTGGGTTCAGCAAAGAGCACACCCATTTATTCACTAACACTGTTAGGGGCTCCAAGGATCTCTCTTCACTAATAGATGCTGTAGTCACAATTTTTAAAGACACTGTTAATGTTATTTCTACTAAAACAGTTGGCTATGAAATATTTTCGGAAGCCTACCTTGAAATAGAGCACTTGGAAATAGAGTATGACGCACTGATGACAAGGGCTAACTCTGGTAAAATAGAGTTCTCCCATGAAACTGCAGATCGTGTCAGAGTTCTCAGGTCTGAGTACAGACAGATTGTGCTCTCTAAGAGTAATTCCGTAACTCACCGTAATCTTTGTGTTCACGCCTCGAAAAGGTTGAGTGTTTTGGAAAATCTGTTAAAGTCTTTTGACGGATTCCTAGCGGATCCAACCGGGCTTAGACAGGAGCCTACAAGTATCTGTATTTCTGGTCCGCCTGGAACCTTTAAAACCAATGTTGCCACTCACATTTCTAATGCCTGTCTCGATATTAGTTTAAGTAAAACAGGTGTTAACTGGAAGGCCAATAGATCTAATTACATCTATAATCGAAAAACTGAAGATTTTTGGGAGGGTTATAATGCACTCACTGAAGTACTGTCTTTTGATGATTTTGGACAGCAAAGGGACTCTGTTGGATCTCCTAACGTTAACTATATTGACTTAATTAATTCTTATAATACGGCCCCGTTTCCGTTACCCATGGCAGCAGTGGAAAATAAGGGTAAGCACTTTATGAAAGCCAAGTGGATCCTAGCAACGACTAACCAGACCGACGGTTTCTTGGTTAATTCCCTTGTTAGTGATGAAGCTGTAAATAGGAGATTCGATCTCAATATTACTATTCACCCTAAACCTGAGTATTCGTGTGAGGGTGGTGGATTCAATACCGACCATCCCGAAATAGCAACAGGTACCCTTGGCTTCTATAATATTTCCCCATACATGTACACGTACAGAATCAACTCATGTACACGCATACCAAAAGATTTAGGATATAAACGTGGTGTGCACCTGAGCTATGATGAATTAAAGTCAGCTCTGGCATTGATTTATTCCACTAAGAGCTCAATTTATGAAGCTTCCGTGAGCAATCTACAAAGCTCCACTAATTTGGAGATTCAATCAGGTTTTCTAAGAGATTTGGCTAATTATCTGTATGGCAGTAGCGAACCGCCAGATATGATAACTATGCAAGAAATTGCCGAGCACAGTTTTGTTGGTTCTATTGATCCGCCAGATACAATAACCGTGCAAGGAATTGATAAGCGCAGTGTTGACTCTATTGTGTCTGGAGTAGATGGTTCGTGGCCTGCCAAGGTCGCTAAGTACTCCTACTCCGAACTCAAGGATGAAATCGTTAATCTGAATTTGAGTGAAGGTATGATTGCCACCATTGATTGGTTCACAGCTTCCAACTTAAGCAGCGATTTGTGGAAATACTTTGATGTTATTGAAAGTGATAAAATGAAACTGAGTTTATTTTATGCTCTTATCACTGTTCTTAGAGCGGACCTTCAGGAACACTGTCCAATGCCAAAGGCCTTTGCTATCTGCTCCACCGACGGTTTGGCAGCGGCAGCGAGATGTCTTATCAGTGAAAAACCTGAACACTATGTCGTACGATCTAAATTTAAGATTCGTTTCCAAAGTTTATTTGATTCGATTAAAAACAAATTGGACTACTTATGTACTGATAGTTACTGGATTAAGGTAGCTGGGTCGGTTGTTCTCGCTGTAGGTTCCGTTACAGCGCTATGGTATACTACTTCAGCGGCCTTCGAAATTATATCAGAATTTTTTCCACCTGTTGAAGATCAAAGTAATTATTTAACCCCTAAGGTATCAAAATTAAGGATAAGTAAATCTACTGGAGACCGAAAGGCTGAAAAGGTTCAGTTTCAAGGAGGTGACATTACTAGTTTTCATCTTTTGAAGCGTTTTGAAAAGAACCTTTATACAATACTTGTGTCTTATGATGGCTGTGAGACGGTTTTTGGTAAAGGAATTTTTGTAGATTCGCAACACTTTCTCATGCCCAAACACTTTTTAGATGATTCCAGATTTATATATTCTGAAAATCCCGATTCTGTAATGGTATTGAGAAATGTTAAGGATTACAAATTTTCAATTCCACAGTTGTTCGAGAATTGCGTCGTGTATGATGCTAGGGGAGAGCACTGTGTTATGGTTAAACTTACTTCTATGAATTTTCCAAAAAAAGACTTAACTCCACACTTTCTGACTGATCAGGATGTAGGTTATTTGCCGTCTCAGGGACTCTCTGTGTTAGTGAGTCTTCCTAGCTTGGGTGATACTCCAGTCATAAGTGAAGCACGTTTAGATAAAGTCGATTTTAAAGTTTTGAGGATGGCTAAAGGAATCCACTATTCAGTCGATTCAGGGAAAGGGGATTGTGGTTCTCCTATATTTCTCAGAGATACTCGCTTTGCAGGCCGTCGTCTAATGGGTTTTCATATCGCTGGTACTCCAAAGGGTTACTCATCGAGAAACGCTTATGCTAGCTTTATTACGCGTGAGTGCGTGGATATGATGAGGAATGAGTTATCTCCGCCTTTGGAGGTATCAACTAGTTCTGAATTGGAACTTCAAGGAGTTGTTAATGCACCCATATTTGAGGTTATCGGAACAGCTCCTCATTTCCACGATCCATATAATACGACCAAGATAGTTCCTTCTCCCTTGCAGAGGACTAATTATCCTAAGCCTACGAAGGTTCCAGCCATGTTATATCCCAAGGATGGGAATGATCCGCTGCAGGTAGCTTTCAGCAAACTACGATTTAAGGACGTCGATCCTGATGAGAGATGTTTGGCGTTAGCTGTGGAAGATTTAAAGTCTTTTATGAGTCCAGCGGACGTTACACACTTAAAGGACTGGATAGAGTTTTCTGAAGTGCTCTATGGCAATCCGCTTGTACTAAACAGGGTTAGTATACCTGTAAGTACGTCTGCGGGTTATCCATACAAATTTATAGATAGAGATATAAAGAAAAGAGTTCTCCCTAGAGATACCCCCCACTTTGATAATAGCACTTATAATAAATTGAAAGATTCATTTCATCATATAATTTTAAAAGCCAACGCTGGCATAAGATTAGACTGGTATTATCTTTTAAGTTTTAAAGATGAAACAAAGTCAGAAGAGAAAGTTTTATCATGGGATAGTAGACTCTTTTGTGGAACACCTTTTCTTCTCTTTGCAGTTACCAAATCCTTATTTGGTCAATTTGTGGAGTACTTTTTTACCGATTGCCTGGATAAAGAGAATGCGTCAACACTAAATCCTTATCAGGGTTGGAAGACTTTGGCTCTTAAACTTTCTAAGTTTGATGATTCTTTTAGGGAAGCTAGAGTCGATAGTAGTGATTTTAAGGCTTTCGACGCTTCTAATAATCCTACCATAATGTTGGAAGTACTATCAGTCATTCAGAATTGGTACAGACAACAGGGATTAACTGAACATGAGAGAGCACGGGAGGTCATTTTTTGCGAGGTTTACAATTCTAAACATATTTGTTTGGATAAAACTTATGAATGGTTATCGTCTCTACCATCGGGCTCATATCTAACTTTGGTTGTCAATTGTCTTACAAATCAACTTCTTTTTAGGTATGCTTACTACAAGATAGTCCCTAGATTCATTACCGTTAAACATAGTTTTAGGTCTCGAGTTAGTTTCGTGTGTCTTGGAGATGATAATGCTTATTCGGCTCATAAAGATATTAGAGAAGTTTACACTCCAGTTACGGTAGCACTTGCTGTCAAAGATCTAGGTTTCACTATGACTTCAGACACTAAGGCAGAATTGGGAGAGTGGAGAACCTTTAATACTGTGACATTTCTCAAAAGAGGATTTCGATTTAGTGGTAAAGATGTTCTTGCTCCCTTAGATCTAAACACTCTTCATAATACCCCCCAGTGGACTAAGAGAGGTCCATTGTTTAAAAAGATTTTTTCTGATAATCTTACTTTCTTTTTCCGGGAATTATCACTTCATTCTGAAGAAACTTGGAAAGAAAAAAGTTTTTTGATGCTCGAGGCTTTGAGAGATCTTTCTGAACCGCTAGCCGATAATCCCGATCTTAATCGATCCCAAAATTGGTGGAGGGAAGTTGTCATGTCAAGTGACTACTTTTCCGTTGATTTCTGAGATTTCTAACCCGAGCTAGGCACTCGTTAAAATGCTGGTTGAATCGCCTAGGAACGACAGGTTGTGCCTTACACTACGTCGCATAAGTGACATTCAAAATCGATTAACTCTGATTACCGTGTGGTCTGTAATGCACAGGAATTAAAAATGCAGACACATAGGCTTAGTTAATTAAGGGCCTCTCACCATAGTACTACCAGGACGGGCCGCTAGCAATCCTAGCTATGTCCAGGCAATTCCTACGCCTCTTAGATGAGTGTAAAAAGAGGAAGAGATATCGCACTTGCTGAAAATAAAATTACTAATCCAGCGCCTCTCGGTAGCGTTCAAGATGAAAATACCGATACAACCAATATCATTGATGACGCATTTAGCGTAACCAATGGTTTTACTTTCCAACCACTTTCCGCTTTCAGTTCCTACTATGGTAACTCGGGTGTGGTGGAAGATAAATCTATCTCTAGGTTTATGGCCAAACCATTTGAAATAGCGGCAGGATCTTTTTCATTAACTGATACTGCTACGACATTCAACACCTGGGATTTCCCGTATTCCTTGTTGTCCAACACTTTATATCATAGAAAATTACAGGGATATCTTGGCTTTAGAGGCACCTTATGTGTAAAGCTTCAGGTTAATGCTGAGAGATTCCAATGTGGTAGGTATATGGTTTGTGCCGTTCCTATGGGAGGTGCACCGTTTACTACTAAGATGTTGGATTACTTTGATATACACGCTGCGACTTTGGTACAACGTACACAGCTACCTCATACTGAAATAGACTTGGCTACTCAAACATCTTGCGAGTTAAGATTACCTTTTCTACAAACGGCTGATTTCTACTCCATCCCGAGAATGCAAGCTACTGGGCCTGATCCTTATGATGGTAGGTCTGTTAACTGGATGATTCGTGTCTTTCCATATTCAAAGTTAGATTCCGTTTCGGGATCGACTACCTGTAAATACACTCTTTGGGCGCATTATGAGGACGTTGAGCTCCTGGGACAGGCCATTCCTGTTGAGTTGCAGTCTGGTTCTAAAACGCCTTCTGAAAAAGAGGCCGAGTCTATGGGTGTTGGCCCAATGCAATCTACTGCTGTTAAAATCTCTAAAGCCGCATCGTATCTAACTCCTGTTCCCGTCATTGGGGCTTTTGCCTCTCAATTGGGATGGGTTTCGGATATTGTGGCAAATGTCGCCTCAGTGTTTGGTTGGAGTAAGCCGAGCAACTTAGAGCAACAGCACCGTTTTAAGATCACTAACGCACAATACGCCACCAATGTTGATAATATTGATATGTCGCTTCCACTTTCGCTTAGCGTTAAGAATTCCGTCAAAACTATGTCTTTAGGAATGACTGATCAAGATGAGATGGACTTTACTTACTTAGCCGGTATTCCTTGTTGGCAGGAAACGGCTACTTGGAGTACCAGTCAGTCTGAAGATTCTCAGATAACATTCTTGAAGGTATCGCCTTATTGCAATAGTAGTTATGGGGCTGGAGTCTTCCAGTCTATTATAGGGGGAAACTTCTTCAGTCACTTGACACCTGCCCAGTACCTTGGAACTAAGTTCCAGTTGTGGAGGGGCAGTATCATTTTCAAATTCAAATTTGTCAAAACCGAATTTCATTCTGGTAGACTAAGTTTTGATTTTAACCCGAAAACCGCTGGTGACATTCCAAGATTAGTACCAGACTCGGTAGCTCCATACGTTTATAGAGACATAGTTGATATTAGGACTTTAACTGAGTATACTGTAGAAATTCCTTACATTAGTGATGTGCCGTATTGCACTACAGACATGTCACAAACTAGTCTTGAGAATTACTTTGGTAATTTGGATGTTAGAGTGATTGATCCTCTAGTGGCACCTGACTCTGTTCCTTCCTCCATTAAGATTCTTATAGAAGTTTCGTTGGGTAAAGATGCTGAGTTTGCTGTGGTGAATGTTAAAGGTACTAATACCTTACCGAAGATTGAATTACAGTCCGGTTTGACTCGCTCAACTGTTATTGGGGGTTCTCAACCCAAGACTTATCAGTTAGACACTAGTCAGATGGCAATAGGTGAGAGAGTTTCTTCTTTGCGAACATTGTTGAAGAGATTCGAACCATTATACCGTGAGAGAGGTGCTCTTCCCACCGGATCGGTATTTACTTCAATTTTTCCTTTTGGGGCCCAATATGTATCTAACTCACCTGGTATTTATTTTGGTACTAACAATGACCTTTACTCTGAGTTGACTTTTATGTACGCTTTCTCTAGGGGCGGGGTACGTTTTAAGTTTGCTAACGCACTCAATGAAGAGCGTTCGGTTATTGCTAAGTACTTCTATTGTGGTACTGCTTACAATGTAGCTTCTGTTTACAACGTTAGCACCACTCCTAATCCCAATGTTTGGGCTCAGGATGATGTTTTCATGCGTAACGCTAATTATGTTATTGAAACAGTATCACCCTCGAAGTGGATGGAAGTTTCGGTTCCACAGTATTCGAGAGCACATTCAAGATGCAACTTAATTTATTCTTTCGGTGAGGGAACTGGTGCGAGCGACAGCTTGCGTACTAGACCTTCACACGTCGGTTTAACCGACAATATGTTTTTACAGGTCTCAGAATATTTGCCTAGTGCAATAAATTCTGCTTCCTGGTCCACACGTCCTCCTCTGAACCTTTCGGTTTTTAGGTCTGGTGCAGAAGACACGAATTTTTCGTGTTTTGTTAGCATTCCACCTATGCGCGTTTTTGGTATCGGAGCGTTGTAATATATTTATTCAAGTTTGGCGAACTATAAAGCTACACACCTCTGATTTAGGGTTTACTAGGTGTTACTTACCACGACCTCCCATGTATATAGGGTTTTGGTAGGGCTACTTTACGGTAGTTCGAAATGATGATGAATTGTTCTTTAATCGAATTACGATTAGATTAAAATTGGGATCAGTTCTAGTTTCGCAGTTTGTTTCATGGCTGTTATTTTTCATGAAAATTGCA